ATGTTCTCAACGTTATATCTTAAGCTATTTAAGTTAGTTCTGAATAGAATCCTCAACGCTAGAGCAGAGCTAACAAAAAACATTTTCAACAACCTATTTCTAGAGGCTTGTGAAATGTTTCCTGATGACAAATTATCAGAAAACAGGGACTTAGCGAGTGCCACTGTTAAAGAAATTTTAGGCTTAAGTAACAATCTGACTCTAAATGAAGATTCCAAGCTTATAAACTTTAAGAAAAAGATAATTAGTGAAGAATGGCTTCAAAAGAAAGTTGCAGATTACTATCGGATTACTGGTTATTACTTTAACTATGGGAACCTTTCTAGCGATTCCCATTTAATCGATGCAGAAGAATATATAAAAAAGGCAACATCAATCACTAATGATGCAAAAATGCCAGATATGAATGAGATATTATCTATAAAAAGAGAGCTTAGGAAACAAAATAAAAAACTAAGAAAGTCAATCAATCTCAGTCAAAAAGAAAAAATAGAAAGGGAAAAACTCGAGCTAATCCCACCAATTAAAATTACTTCTACGCATTTTTCTGTCGCCTTAACCCTCATATCGACATTATTTTTCATTAGCGGGTTTGTGTACACAAAGATATTCTTCTATTGGTTCGGTGTTAATGTTGGTGATTTTTACACAGTCCAAGATTACGTCTCAAGCAGTATCGACGTTATAACAACCACGGCACTCTCTGCCTTCATGGGTTTGTTGTCAATTTGCTATGGCGTGATGTACGGATGGAATGAAATTATTCATGATGAACAATTCGAAATCAAAAGAGCGAAGAGACGCAGCTTTTCTTGGGAAATATTGGTAATACTTTGCCTAATCACTATTGCTTTTAGCATATACAAAACGGGAGATTTTATTGATGAATTAATAATACCTCCTGCATTAAGCACAGCATCTTTTATCTTTCGAAAAATTCCAGTATGGAAACATATAGATAACAAAATACAAGTCATAGCACCTTGTTTTGTTATTGCATTTTTCTTTTTACATTTAGGAATTGTCATTAACGAAAAAATTAAAGATGTAAAAAGCAAAGACTACGAACCAGCATATAACTTAGAGCTTAAGAGCGAGTATAGTGAATATAATGGAATGAAGTTTCTAACTAGTAACTCAAATTATGTATTCTTAATAGACAATGTAGAAAACAAAGTGAAAATATTACCTAAATCAAGCGTTACAGCCTTTGATGTAAACAATTACTGATTCAATTTTTATTTAACCACCTTGTCTTTAGACGGAACCCACTTGGCGGCTTTCATTCGATGGCCGCCACGGAACTATAAGACATTTTCTTTAGCAGGATAGACCTTCGGTTGGTCTATGTGCCCAAATTTCTCAACAAGCTGACGATGTTCGTCACGCCAGAACACAAAACTTTCCAATTCTTTCGGGCTGAACTCACCACCAGAAGGCGTAATGATGATAGCGCGTTTCTCACAAACACGAAAACCAGACCAGTGTAAATCATTAGGCAAGTAACCAAGCGACTTAATCAACATGAGTTTTTCTGCCATTGGATTGATTGGAACCGATTGGAACCGTGCCATTTGTTCAACACATCTTGGATAATAGAGAAACGTATCCTTAGCTGGTTGTAAGCAAAGCTTAGTATCTACGAACTAAAGAGACATTTTAACTTTGGTAAATAGTGACATTACAACTTTGCACCTACACCTTAAGTGCGCATTATGTATAAAAGGGTTAATAGGGGGTTAGACTGGTGCGCGTGACTGTAAAGCATTGATTAAACGAGGGTTTACGGTCTTTTCATCAAGCAAACCGTACACAACATCTTGATCATCTAATTGTAATAAATCGGCTATTTTAAATGCCAATTCCCAATCAAGAACACTGCGCCCATTGCGGTAGTTGCTAATTCTACTAGTGCCAACATCCAAAAGTTTAGCCAACTGATAGTCAGAGGTAAGCTCTAACTGGGTTTTCAGTTGGTCTAAAAGCACATTTGTATAATTAGTCATGTTCCCGCATCCCTTCGCTGTATTGTTAAATTTTAGTGGATAGTATTGCGTCTTTCACTACCGCAAGCGACTTGCGCGGCTAAAAAGATTTCCTTAACGTTATTTTTGAGACAGGAAATCAACAGCTTGCGGAGGCTAGAACATGGAACGTATCGTTACCAATCCTATTCACTTACCTTGCCCAGATATGGCAGGGTGCGAAAACCCAGACCCAAATAAAACGGCAAACTCACTGCGTAAAGTTGCAGAACTTCGCCAAAAATTTGCTGAGCATTTCCCGAAGAAAGCGCAAACCTACATTCCAGCACGTTTTCGTCAGGGGGTGATAGCATGAATCTAAGCATCTGGAAATCTCGCCGCAATAAAACTCAGTTGGTTGCATCGTTCGACAATGGAACACACATCTACTTCGATAGTTTTGAACTCGAAACGGTTGAAGCTTCATTGTGGCTTTATCAAGGCACAACTCTTGTATCTTGCATTCGTGCAACCAGCGTAACGCTGCCACAAGTCACTAAATACGCCAAACGCATGGCGACAATGGGCGCACAGAATTACGGCGAACCGCTAAACGAAATCCGCAAGCAAGATGAAGCGCCCCAAGTGGGCGCGGATTCTTCCTTTGTGGAGGCGTAACCGTGAAACATCTTTATGAGGCGCAAGAACCGCGCCCATTCACCAATCAACTAAGCCCACAAGATGTGGGCTTTATAACGGCGTTAGCTCAAGACGTCACCATCACTGAGAAAAACATTACCGCTATCGAAAGCGGTTTTTTTAGTGCTGAAAATACCCAATGTCTCGATTCAGAGTTGCAAAAGCTTAAAGCTTTGGAGCAAATCCACTTCATTCGCACACAACAAAGTGCAGAACTTGGGCGCGAAGCGCTGGACGAAGTCCAGAAAAGACTAGGCTCGTCAAAGGGCGCAAAAGTCGGACACGGAAAACGAAAGCAAATAGACCGCTTAATTACCCGTTCTCGACGCTTGCCGCCGCGCCACAAAACAGAATCGTTTTGTGGCGACAACGTGACCGATGAATATCGAGCACGCCCAGAATCGCAGACTGGCTGGATTCTGAACGAAAACAAACGCTTGGAATGGCAGCCAATCGGCAAAAGTCGCGCTTATTTGATGCGTAGAAGCTGGGCGAAACAAACCAAGATGCAAGTGAAGTTTCACCCAAGCCCATCGGACGCGCCAGCGCCGCAAAGTGGTGAGCGATTCACGGAAAAATTGACGCCTCGCGCTGTAAAGAAAATCTTTGAAGCGGGCGCATATGTCGCAGCGTGTCACGGTGGATTCAGCACATTTCTCACTTTGACGTTTTCCCCAAAACAGCGTGAGCGCATCTTTGGCGGTGAGGCAGTGACGGATGAAGGTCTACCATATTGCCCAATTCAGACCACGATTGGCGCGGAGGTTTCCCGCTTCTTGGATGGTTTGAAGAAGATGTACCAGCGCGGTTTCGAATATGCGGCAACCGATGCCAATCAGCTTGGGCTTGATGGTAGCAAAATCAAAGTGTCGGGTCGGTTGGGACGCCCATTAAAAGCCGCTTGGAAAGATGACGACGGCATCAAGCACGTGAAAGAGATTCACGGTGCAACGAAAAAGCCTTTTGACTTCCACTATATCTGGGTTGCCGAGTCGCCAGCTAATGAAGACGGCGAACCAAACCCGCATGTGCATGTGCTTTTGAACTGGCGCGTGGAAAACCATCACTTTGCTGGCTGGGCTAAACGCATCGAGCAGCTTTGGGGTAATGGCATGGCGCACCTAGAGAAAATCAAATTCAGTGAAGCCGCTGCCGGATATCTGATTAAAGCGGTGGGTTATGCCGCCAAGGGTGATAACGCCGACCAAGGACTAATCAAAGGCAACCGTTACAACATTTCACGCTGTAGCCGCGCACCGGATTGGGACGTTTTAGCCTCGTTCGAGGTGGACAACATGACGGGCATCATTAAAGAGTGTGGCTACATGTTGGAGCAATGGCGCAAGCCAATGCAGCGCGAAATCAAGCGCAAACAAATCAAGAAAGATGAAGCCATTAAAGCCATCGACATCAATAAAAAGCAGGGCAAAGTCAGCGCGGTGGTGAAACTTAATCACCTGATCAAACGACTCGATACCGAAGCGCGAGAACTGCGCCAAGAAATCAAGCAGCGCGGCACGTTCGCCAGTAGTCAAAACCAGTTTTCTATCGTGTTTGAAGGTGACGACGCTCAACGCAAAGCTGACGATTTTCTTTACTGGGCGCATGGTGCGCGAGGTTGGTCAATGAAGTGCTCTATTGAAACATTGGGCAATGATATTGAGCTATACCGCGCCAGTGCAAAGCATTTGTATGGCGAACAATTTGAACGCTTTCAACTGAGCCAAGCCAATTGGAAAAGCCAGCTACAGCAACCGATACCACCGGAGCCCGATTTCAACACCATAAAGAGCAATAACATGGCGGAGTACCTTGATTATTGCCGTTCTATTTAGCCCGTTTGGGCTCTTGCTTGCGAAACGATTTCAGCAAACTAGGAAAGGAAACCCAATGAGCAACATCGACAAAATCACCGATGAAATGGAAAAGGAAGTAAAGCGCAGCAAGGGCGGCGTGTTTTGGCGCCTCTTGTTGGTCTGGATGAAAGAAGTGAACAAACAAATCCAGAAGAAACCCGACACCGACGAACTAACAGCCGAGGCTAACTAAATGAAAATGCTATCTCTTAACGAATGTCACCAAGCAATTGCGGCTCTGGACGCTGCCGACAAACTGAACGCCAGTGTTGAAAAGGAGTTGAGCCAGTTTAAAGACTTGGACACCAACGCGATTATCAAGCGTGCCAGCAAGATGCTTATGACGGGTAACTTTACGCTTGAAGCATTTGGTTTAAATCCAGCGTTATTTACCCATATCGAGCAGCTAACCAAGCTCAACAATGTGGCGCGTGAGAAGTACCGCGCCTGTGTTGAAGCCAACATTGAACAGCTTTCTGATGTTGAGGCGGTTGCCGATGAGTAAACATCCAAACCCAATTCGTGGGCACGTTTCGTGCCCAGTTTGTAGCAGTCCGTCAACCGTTCACCGAGTGGGTGAAGGCAAGCTGATTGCCGAAGGTGAACCAACCAAAAACGGGCGCAATTTGGGGCTGCTTTATTACAAGTGCCCAAGCTGCGGCAACAGTCCAATGAGCAAAAGCATTAACTCATTTGTTGAATCCAACATGGTGGAATCGGTAGACCAACTGAACACACCAGAATCGAGTGACGCCGTCACTAATGAGGGTGATATTTCAACGGTTGAGCCAGTGGTTGAAACCGTTGAAAGCACTGATACGCCTAGCTTAGAGCAAAATGAAGTGGTAACGGTTGAAGCTCCAAAAAGTGAACCACCAATGCCCGTTAAAAAGCGTGTCTTTCCGGTTAAAAAGGTCTTGGCTGGACTGGCAATTGTCGCGCTTTTGCTTTGGGCAGTACGCCAACTGATACCAACCAAGAAAGCAACCGACGAACCAAGCGAACAGGGAGAGCCAATCAATGCAGGGTGAACTTGAAAACCAACCGGAACACGATGATTGGGGCGACTTTTCAGCAGTTATCAGTGGACTAGAAGAAACCGAAACCACCGCTGTAATAGATGCGCCAACCGAAGCCGCCAACGATGAAAAGCCAGCGGGTGAAATGTTCGAAGGGGCGCTGTCTGTCCTGTTTACCATTGCTGAGCAAGCAACCAGCATCATTTCGGGTGTGGACTTTGAATTCGATGAAAAAGGCAAAGCGGCGGTGATTGATGCTGCCTTGCCTGTGCTTGAAAAGCATGGTGACGCGGTCACTTCCCTGTTCGGTAATTACATGGAAGAAGCCGTGTTAGGTCTGGCGGTGCTGTCTTTGGTCTACAGCGCGAAAAAGACCATGACACACCAAAAGGAACTGTTAGCCCTAGAGGAGAAAAAACAGCGTGAGCAAAACCAAAAAGACGCCGCTTAAATTCCCTAATCCGGTGAACTCGAACCCGTCACACGATGCTGAGCATGTGATTTATGTGGCGGGTACTGGCGGGGGTAAAACCTCCGCCGTTAAACACTTAGGATTAGTACCGAAAGCCGCGCAAGCGGTTTTTTTTGACCCATACCGAAACTATGCGGGTGCAAAGTATCGTGGGCAAATGTGCCTTGAAACCTCATCGCGTGTCGCGTTCGTCAAAGCCTTGGTGTTGGCTCGAAAGCGTGGCAAGTCGTTCAAGTTGGCGTATGTACCCAGTGAGGGTGCGTGCGGTGATGAATTGGAGTTTTTCAGTGCTGCGGTGTGGGCGGTGGGCAATGGTGACGCTGACCGTTTGCATGTCGTGATTGAAGAATTAGCCAGTTGTGTGGAGACGTCCGGCAAACTCAAAGGCAAAGCGGGCGAACTCTGGCGTGGTGGTCGTCAGTATGGTCTGGTGCTGCATTCGATTTTCCAACGTGGGCAGGAAGTGCCAAAAACCGTCACCGAGCAATCACCTGTGTGGTGGATTGGCGCGGTTAACTCGATGGCAGACGCTCGTTGGCTTGCTGACAAAAAGGGCTTGTGTGTCGATACGCTGGCAGGGCTGAAATCAGCCAAGCACAACAAAGCCGCGATAGGTAAACCCATTGCCGAATATTTATTGGTTCGTGATGGCATTGGCAACGTCGAAAAGTCCTCGTTTAACTGCCTGACGGGGAAAATTCACGGCTAATTTCAACGCTCATTCAACCTATAGGTTAACCACTTAACCTATAGGTTGCTCCAACTTCCCAGCCTTTCAAATTCCTTGTTTCATGAAATCACTTTTTAACCGTGTGCAACCGAAAGGAACAACATGAAACAGCAACATAAAAACCTATTGATGGCGCTCATCATCACGCTAATCGTGATTGCGGCTATCAACAACATCAGCGTACTGACTCCGGTGCGTGAGACTCTAAACGGCGACAAAGGATGGTTCTAAATGGAAGCGCTAAAACAGCCTTTTAACCCTCGTCCTCGTGAACTTGACCCAGTGGAAGGTGTGAACTGGGGCAACCAAGCCACGCTGCGATTGGTATCGGGTCCAACGTACCAAAACATTGAGCTCGTGACGGACATTACCGACCCGTCAGACATTGAGCGCATCACTGTGAAAGTGAACGGTCGTGAAATCGTGAACGTGACCGCGCAAGACTTGATTGACTTGCAAGAGCACAAAAAAGAGTACGTGCAACAAGGTCGTTACGTGCTCAACTTCTCTGATATGTCGATGCGCACCAAACTGGGTATCCGTACAGGTGAGCTAGTCACCCTACAAGGCGAAATCTGGTTTATGTACATCCAACTAAAAGCCAAGTCTGGTCAAGCGGCGCCAATGATTCGTGCTCGTGCTCATACGACTGCGGCGCAATCTCAGCGTATCTACATGCCTCGTATCTACTCACAAACATGGTACGCAGCCTCTAGCGGTCGCACGCCGTTTGACTTTGCCGAGCGTAGCGCGGCGCTGTCTCTAAAGCGTGTTCATTTGAAAGACTCAACGATTGAGCGTGTGCGTGTTCTACGTGATGAACGCGAAGAGCTGAACGTGAACAAAGCCGATAACGCTTATGACTTGGCGGCAGCGGGTCGTGAGCAAAATGCGGGCTTCTTCTCGATGGACTTCACGCGCTGCGGCTTTGGCAGTGAAGCACGTCTGCCAACGGCAGCCATGAAACAACTCGCGTTCGAAGTCGAAAAGACAGCGGCAGGCAGTATTCCGGTACTGATTGAAGCCATCGAACAAGTGTCTGTGCCTACAGCGCAGTAAGGGGGCGTTATGGTGACGGCGCAGGAAACGTGGGGCGGTGTTTGGGATGGCGTATTAGAAGCGGGCGGTGAACTGCTGACAGACGTGACCAGCATTGGTAAAGATTGGCTCGGCATCAAACTGCAAAATGAAGCGCAGCGCGTTGAGTCCAGCAATCCCGACGAACAGCGCAAGCACAATAACGACTACCAGCAACCAACGGGTGAGCCTGTACATACCTCCGCTTTTGCGGGGGTAAACCCGACTTACCTCGCTATGGGTGCGGTGCTCTTACTGGTGCTTTTGTTAGTGGTGTTTACCGCTAAGGGGAAGAAGTAATGCCGCTCATTCCATATCTGATTGCAGGTGCGGTGGGTGCATGGGCTGGCATCAAGTTAACGGGCGGCTTTGACCGCATCGGCTTGGTGCTTGGCTTACTTCTGGTGTGTTACATCCTCTACAAGAAAGGATTCAAGCTGTGATAGGTGGACCACTTACTAATTCCGGCTCAATGCCAATCAATGCGGGCGCCGGTCCCGCGACCAGCGGCTCAAAAGGTCAGGCAAATGGCAGCCTTTCAATGGGCAACATCAACATGGGCGGCAGTGGTATCGACCGCATCACGTTGATTGCCATTGTCATGGCGTTATTGGTGGGGCTGTGGCTATGGAAAAAGAAGTAATTCAAGTCATGACCCATTCAGCGCGTGCGCTTGGCGAACTCAAGCCAGCGTTTCGCGCTGTGCCCAATGAATACAAGGAACTGTGCAAAGCCGTCAAGGAAGGGCGCGTGTCTCTGTATCGCTTAACCAGTGATAAGTGCGATTTGCTGATTGCGGGTGAACGTGATGGTGACAGCTATTACCTATGGGCGGTTGTTGGTCACGGCTTGGCATCGGGTATCAAGCAACTGTGTAAAACCGTGAAAGCGGCGGGCATTGGCTCACTGGTTGCGGATACCGCTTTTGAAGGTGTGGCGCGTTTGGTTCGTCGCCTTGGCGTCACACAAAAACACGATGGCGATTTCATTCGCCTCGATTTGGAGGGCTTTTAGATGGGACGTTCCAAGTCCAAATCAACCAGCACCAACAATACAACCAACGTCAGCGGTCAAAATGCCATTGATGGCGATAACCTTGGGGTGGCGCTGTCCGGCGTTAACAACTCCACGATTAACGCCAATATGACCATGACCGACCACGGCGCGATTGATGCGGCGTTGGCATTAGGTGAAGAAGCGTTTCACCTTGGCGGGGAAATGATTGACAGCAACGAGCGGGTGACGCTTGAAGCGATGGACATGAACCGAGATATCGCAGAAACCGCCATTGATGAAGTGGCCGATTTTGCGGGGGCATCTTTGAGTACCTACGCCTCAACCAACAGCGAAAACCTCAACATGTTGGCGGGGCTGGCGGGCAACCAAGCGGCGCAGAACTCGAAGAACCTCGAATCTATGATGGAGCTTGCTAAGTTCAATAAGGACGGCGGGCAAGTGGAAACCAGCAAGATGATGATGGCCGTAGCTATCGTGTTGGTGCTGATGCTTGGCTTTGTAATGGTGAAACGATGAATACAACACTAATTGCGGGACAACCAATCCCGCTTACGCCAGACGGCAATTGGCTGTACTTGAAAGCGGCGCAAGGTGAAATCGAAGTGTATCGCGAAGTCAGCGGTGAGCGTGTCACGCTTGGTCAATCGTCCGTGTTTAACGTGGGTGAAGGTAAGCAGCTAGGGCGCTTGCTTATCTCAAGCCGCATTGATAACGAAATCGAAATCCAGTTTGGTTTTGGTACGTTCACGCCGCCAGTGGAAGGTCAAAGCGTGGTGATTCAAGCGCTGCCAAGCGTCGAGATTAACGCCTTGCCACCAATGCAGATTGCAGAAAATCAGCAAGTCGCTATCAGTTCGCTGCCACTGGTACAAATCAGCCAGCTGCCAGCGGTGAGCATTGCTGCCAATCAACAACTGGCGGTGAGTCAATTGCCTGAGCTTCATCTAGCGTCATTGCCTCCGGTTGTTCTTGATGGCGTGCCATCAATGAAAATTTCATCCATGCCCGCCGTTCGCATCTCTGCCGCGCAAATTGTTCGAGTCGCAGAAGAAGCCAGCAGCGAGTTAATCACCGAAGCGGTGAGCACGTTCCCGCACAACATTGCACAAAAGGACACCCGCAAAGCCATCACCATCAAGGCAGCCAAGTCCAACACGGAATCGGTGTTTGTCGATGCCTTTGAGTTGGAAGCGGGCGAACGTATCGAAATTGCCAGCAAAGCCGCCATGACGTTAACAGGCGCAGCGGGCGACAAAGTCACATTAATGGAGATTTAAAGCATGGGTGAAGTACGCGAGAACCTGCCAAACGGCAGCCCACGCAACAAAATTGAATATCTTGCCGATATGCTGGATAGACTAGAAAAACAGCTACCAAGCGAGTCAGCCGAACCAGTTAAAGCCATATTTCTGGATGCAAAAACGATAGATTTATCGCGAATGCCTATCTTGAACGTCACACCAGACCCAAAGGTTTTCGTTAAAAAGCTGACTTTCGACTTTTACTCAGAAGAACGGTTTTTACCGCACAATTATATTGTGTCACCAACGAGTAACTTTCCCTCAGAAAGGCGCATGTACTGTGCGGGCTACGGTCTTAGCTTCTTTAACCGACATCATGTCGATGATACCAGCCCGTTAAAGACCTCCGAATACATCAACGATATGACAAAATCCATCGGGGTCATGAGTGTCGACGGCAACTCGGTCAACTCTCTGAATACAGCGGGCTGGCTGTTTGATGGCAATAAGCATCATATCGAAGTGGTGTATAACCCAGGTGAGTTGGTTTCGAATATCGGTGGTTTAGCGTTTACTGGCTGCATCTGGAATCTAAAAGGCTATGACGCTGACGACAACTTGATTTTTCATTTGCCATTAACAGGTGGCGAAGGCGAAATCGCGCAAGGAACAAACTTTTACGATTTAATTCGCGGTGAGCATTTTGAAACCCAAGTGCCATTGAAGTGGATAGATTTGCCGTCCCACATAAAGGCATAACATGCGTTTCTTACTGCTAAGCATTGTCATTCTAGGGATGGGAGCCTTCACCATGACAACCACATCAAGCGTTCGCGGGGTGCGCATCAACAACCCGCTTAACATTCGTATTGCTGGCAACGCATGGAAAGGCAAGGTGACGCCGTCACGCGATAAGGCATTCGAAACCTTTAAAGCACCTGAATGGGGCTTTCGTGCGGGCGCTATCTTGCTGCGCAATTACCAGCAACGGCATGAACTGTTCACGCTAAGTGAAATCATTCACCGATTCGCGCCACCGAGCGAGAACAAAACCCACAATTACGCGCAGTTCGTCGCGGGGCGTGTTGGTGTTGGCATCGATGAGCGCATTGATTTGGTCAACAACATGCCGTTATTGGTCGAAGTCCTGCACGCCATGAGCATCATGGAAGTCGGGCGCCATTACAGCAAAGACACCGTGATTAAAGGTGTGAAACTGATTTAGGGAGAAATCAAACATGTTTGAACGTTCAACATTAAAAGGCTTGGCGTTATTGGGTTCGGTCGTCGCTGCAGCGACAGGCTACGGGCATTTATTCAGTGTCGAAATCACCGAAACAGGTGTACACCTTGGCGGTGCGATTGGCTTGGCAATTCCGGCGGTTATCGGTGTTTATGAAGCACTGCCAGACAGCTGGAAACCAAGCAAAAGTGTAGGGGGCTTGGATGGAAACCGCCCTAGTTAACGCCTTATCCGGTCTGGGCTTTTCGTCGGAATCGCTAGTGATGTTTGCGCTTATGGGGATGAATCTAAAATACCAGATTGCTATCAACAAGCAACTCACCAAAGGGCTGCAAGATGTTCGAGAAAGCGTGTTGGTTCTAAAAGCTACGCGAAACTCAGAAAGCAAAGCTTAAATGAATGTAATGGGGGGAAACTATATTGCCTGTAAGTATGGAAAAAATCATAATATTTTCGATTACTGGCAAGAGAATACGTTATGGAACACGAGTGCAATATACCCCCTCCTTTAGACTTAGATAAACTGGTTAGTGAAGGAGTTATTAAAAAAATTGGCAAGTCTTACTATTCATCGAGTTTAGACGACTTACCTAGAGAAGTTTCGTTTTACCTCAAGCAACCGAAGAAAGGACGGTATGGTATTAAGTTAGAATTTCTAACGCCATCGAAGTGGCTATTGCAACGAAGTCACTAAAAGATTAAAACGTGCGACAGACTTCGAACTCACACTAATGATTATTTACACAGCGGGCAGGGAGCCAATACATTTGGCATGTCGACTGACCTCGACAGGCTTCCAATTCGTTTTCATCGACGTCCACCAAAATCAAGAAGCCTACAAAAAAGCCGAACCTTAGCGATGGGGTTCGGCTTTTTTCAATAAAAATAAACTTTCAATTTGATTAAATTTATTTTCTTTTGCAAAAAGCAGCTTTGTTGCAAAATTCAATGTGCAACTAATTGAATTAAAAATAGGAATAAAATGTCAATTGCTTTCGATATTGTTATTGATTCTCCGGAATACGCTGTAGATATGAAGTCTGGATTGGAAACAATGCAGGGTGTTTCTGACTCTTCAAGACACATTGCTGAGGCAATCTGCCTAGGTCGGGTTGTGAAACGACAAAGATCGGAGAGCTCAATCAGAACAAATCTAAAAGAAACATTTAAGAGCTCTTTTGGTCAAGTATTTAGTATTGATTTTTACGATGAACCTTCCAAGGAAAAGTTTAAGAAAATTGGCGAAGACGTTTTCGCGGAAGTAATCAGATACTTCATGTTAGAGGCTCTCTACTTAGAAACTGGTGAGTTGTCTACGGGTGCCAAGAAAGTCATTGATGATATGGGTGACAACGCAAGAGCATTAGTTGTTCAATTAAGACAGTCATCACTTAAAAAGTTACACGCAGTCTCAGCTAAATTTAATTTAGACATTAATGTCAACCACCGTAAAAACGATGGAGCAACTCGAAACGTTTTGGCTACTTTCAACCGCCAAACCTCCACAACTCTCGTCACCAAAAAAACTGGAAATGTGCTTGATATTTATGCCGCTATCACTCGTTTTAATATTAATACTGGTAATGGTCGATTGTACATAAACGGTCAAGAAGAAACGGTGGCATTTGGGTTTAAGAAGTACCGTGAAATAAAGCTTGCACCGAAGAAAATCTTCACTGATAACCTTGGTCATAATAACGGCTTAACAAGTGAAGACTGGAAATACATGAGGATGCAAGTAGAAACTGAACAGACAAGAGAAGGTAAAGTAGTAAAGTACATAATTAGAAAAATCTATATCTAATGAACTATAAGCTGATTTTCTCGTTCTCAGTATTAGCATTTATACTTGTAGTAGGTGCCTATATTCTGTTTTTTGTGGTAAAACATGAATATGTACTCTCTGAAGACCCGGCTGTCTGGGGGCAGCTTGGGGACTATATCGGAGGGCTATTAAACCCGACTCTTAGTTTCTTATCATTAGTACTAATTATCAGTTCTTTAAGACTCCAAAATGAGGCGAACGAATCGCTAATTTCACAAATTGACGATTCGAGAACGAATGAAAAACTGCGTGTCTTTGAGAACCTCTTTTTTAATACAATCGAATCTAGACGTAAGTACTTTGAGGGCTTTAGATACGATTACGAAGATGATGGGGTAATTAGATTTAAAAAAGGAAAAGAAGCGGCCGATGAAGTAACTTTTGAGGTCGAGTCTATTGCTAAAAAATACGGGTTAGAGCATGCAAAAACTTTTATAGAAACTGTAGATAGTGATGATTCGATTTATGACATTATTAGAAGCTTTTTTATAACAGTTAAACTCACTAACGATAGGTTAAGTGACGAAAATGGATTTCAGGCAAGTGATCGAAAGTCATATATTTCCACTTTAATATACTTAACTGAGTTGTCAGAGCTTCACCTGATCATGATAGGAATGCAATTTTTAAATTATCCTTCGATTAATTATCTAAAAGAAAGTGTTGAGTTTAATCAAGTACTTGAAGATAGCGGTTTAACATTCGAATTGATCAAGGCTTAAACTTAGCTTTTGATGGTATCCATTCGGCGGCTTTCATTCGATGGCCGCCACGAAACGGTAAGACGTTTTCTTTAGCGGGATAGACTTTGGGTTGGTCTATATGCCCAAATTTCTCAACAAGTTCACGATGCTCGTCACGCCAGAACACAAAGCTCTCTAATTCTTTAGGGCTGAACTCACGACCAGACGGCGTAATGATGATGGCGCGTTTCTCGCAGACACGAAAGCCAGACCAACGTAAATCGTTAGGCAAGTAACCAAGCGACTTAATCAACATGAGTTTTTCTGCCATTGGATTGATTGGAACAGTGCCATCAAGCCAACGAGTAATCGTCGGTTTGGACACGTGAAAATATTCAGCGCCTTGTTTAATGGATTTAAACTCTCGCCAAAAGAGTGTGCGGAATGACTCGTGAAACATGACAACGCTCGCATATTGGATAACTGACTAAAATTAATTTTCTTGTTGTTTTTGCCGATACAGAACGCTTCATAATGTTGCGGTCGGGGATTTCGGCGTTTTTCGTAGATTGCACAAAACAATCGTCAGAGATAGTACAAGTAACTTGAGTTATGAAAACTCACAAAATTAAAAATTACAGCTTGGTTATCAGACACTTATGAAACGCTTAATCAAATAGTTAGCCTTTGTTAACAAAACTCGATTCAGTGCGCATTATGGTTATGAATTATGTTGAGGGTTTGCTGAAAGCCTAGCGTGCCCAAAGGGTGGGCGGTTCGACTTGGCTCACCCGAACTTGTTCGTGGTGCTTAGGAGAGAGAATCGCTTTGAAGCGCTAGCCCGTACACATAATTCGCATAATACGACTTAAAGTTTTCTAATTACCTTTCCGAAACTTATTTGATCACCTGTCTTATCTCTTCCCCAATTTCCTCTAGTTTCAGATATATCTTCGATATATCCTTGTTTTTCCAATCTATTCAATAAGTTAAATATTAAATCGCGATTCGTAATATTTGTATCCAGTTCACACATAAGATCTTGAATTGAAACAAGATTACCTTTGTCAGACTCTGATAACTTTACGATTTGTTTCAGAACTGTTTCGATTGATATTGCCATCAGCTTTTCCTTTTTACTGTTTAGATTACTGATTTATAGCATATTTATTTTTCAGCATATTACTTTTAAATGTGATTCTTAATGCATATTCAGCATTTATACTGAACACCAACCGATGCGCGGAGTAAAGGAGGACGGGCTAGGACGATTGCACGACGTGCAGAGGGAGGGCAAACCCCCGATTTGTAATACGGGGGTACTTTCACTAGTTCTTTCAGCTTTCACTATCTTAATGTATCTGCAAGCTTTAGCGCGCCAGTGTTTGAGCGTAGCGAGTTGTTTTAAAGAGTCTTCATCAGTTCAATATTTTGTCTACGGTAAACAAGTCCGTCGATCATCAACATTATTGATTTCTTTTCGTCCTCATCCAACTGACTGATCAATTCCATCTTTGAGAGAAGTTGTTCATCAAGTGAAGGTTTTTGACCTCCAATCAGTTCACACACAGCCACACCGTACAGTTTTGCTATCTTTTCGACGATCTCTAGTTGCGGTGATTGAGTTCCTTTCTCGTACTTTATGTATGTAGATTTAGCAATATTTATTGCGTTTGCCACATCTTCCTGTTTCAGATTTCGACTCTCTCTAAGAGACTTTATTTGCTCACCAATCATGTAAAACCCCTAAATGTTCACTTTTTTGCAATTATAAGGAGTGTTTTTTTGTCCAGTATCTTGCAATTGTAAATATTTGTTCTTAGTATGACTCAAAATTACTACTTGACAGGTTCTTGGGATTTACATGGAAAACGCATCAAAAAGACATTTTGCTTGCTCTGACTGCGGTCAGGTTTACACATCGTTTTTCTTTTGTGTTTGTCCATACTGCCGTTCTGGGGTTGTCAGTCAGACAGAAGTCGATAGTAACGATCTCCATGCTCTTAAATCTTATATCCATCAATCAAAACCTAACGCTTACCGCCAAAAAGCGGCACGCGTTAATCCTGAATATCTCTTTCAAGGCGCACCTGATACTGACGTTCACGAAGAGTATCTAAACTCTCAACTTACTATCGACTGGCTCGCTTTTACCGTGAAGTTTTCAGACTTCCGCCACTGCACAAAATCTTCTCCTTTTTCCGGCATCGCTTTCCCTCCAATGCCTGTGCTTCCGCCAATTACAGCTAAGAGCACCCAAGATATCGAAGACATTAACGAATATAGAAAACGTGTTTACACGGATTACTTTGAACAATGCGTGATCGTATTTATCACTAAGGTTCTAGGGTTTACCGTCGGCTCTAATACAGATACTAAATTCAATTTCTATGACGATCATTTCTGCATTTTTTCTAGTGATGGTGAGCAGTTCTGCGGCAAGGTCGGGTTTGGCGGAGCCAACCAGAACGACACCATCCATTTCCAAATAAACGGGGCAGGTTGCAAACACTTGTTTACGACCAGAACCCGTGCCTTTGTTCATCATTGGCTATCTAACATTCTGAATGTCACTTTGCTTTCACGCATTGATCTGGCCTACGACGATTTTGATGGGATTCATACTTGTGAACATGTTGAAGCTGTATTTCTTGATGATGGTTTTAAGCGCTCTCGCGGCATTTCACCTAAATACAAAAACGATGACGAATGGCACATCGACGCTGACGGTAACAAGGTTTTCAGTTGTGAAATGAGAAAGGTCGGTTCTCGTCAATCTCTTGTTTACTGGCGTATCTACAACAAAGCTCTTGAGCAGAAGATCGAAAAGGATCAGTTCAGTTGGTATCGCAGTGAAGTCGAACTCAAAAAGGTATCGGTAGATATCTTACTCGATCCCGAAGGGCATTTTGTCAGTCTCAATAATTACTCTAAGTCTCTATTTTCAAAGGATGTTACTCCTAACTCAGTCGCTTATAAGGTCAAAAAGCGATTCGCTTGTGACGTCTTAAAAGCATGTTTCTGGGCTAAACGTCAGTATGGCCGTTTGGTTAATAGTCTCTACGAATTATACGGTGGTGATTACGAAAAAATTGTCACCAGTCTCATGCGGGATGATTCAAGTCTCTCGTTTACATCCATGCACCAAAAACTAGTTGGCAGCTTATAAAAAGGTACTCAAATGGAAAGCTCATTCATAGCTCAAGATGTGAATCTTGAGTGCTCATTCTCTGACTTATTAACGCGTCGTCCGGTCGTCACCGACAAAGAAGTTAAGGTTGTTGAAGAAAGCAAGAAAACACGACTTAAAACCACTCGAAAACGTTGGACTCCTCAAGAGTCCGAACGGCTTAAAACATTGTTTTTCGAAGGAAAACAAATCACAACGATAGCGAATCTCTTGGAGCGAACGCTTCAAGCAGTTCACAATCAAATTAGAAAACTAAACCTTAAACGATTCAAAAATCTTTCACCTAAACATGTCAAATATCTGATGGATAACTATTGGATTCTCGATGTTGAAACCATCGCCAAACGTATCAATCGCAAACCAGCTTCAGTTATTTACTTTGCTAAAAAGCTCGGCCTTAAACGCTCAAAAGTTTCTGAGGTTGATCCGGCCATACCACGACGTTTGATGCCTTACGATATGGTCAAGCGCGTCTCAGTTCTTGAGCGTAATTGTCCTCAATCTAAAAACAGGGTCGATGATTCAGTCGTCATTTTCTATGACAAAAAGGGTCCATCATCTCCGATGATGGCCATGCATCTTGACGAACTTTGTGCTGCACTCGATGTACATTTTGGGCGCAGGCTAGGGGTTACGGCCTCGGCATTAACTCACGGATATAAGGCGGCTTAACATGACTGATAGAACAAATCGATTCAAACGACGTGACTGCTGTCCCCAATGCGGAGATATTGACTTCCTTTGCACCGAATATATATCAGATAATCAGGTTCTTATGTATGAAGAACAGTGTCCTAAGTGTTTTGACTTTTGGCAAATTAGCTTAGAAGACACACTACCAAATCAACGTTATAAGTCTGAGAATCAACTTCATGAAAGTTTACTTTGAACAACATAGTCCCGATATGATTTCTACTTTTACACCTGGTCAAGGTTGGTACACCTTTAAATCTATGTCCGATATGACGGGTACGCTTAGCATGGAACATGGCGACGCTTTAGAACTTATCGAACTGACTCCTGAGCTTTACAACTCAATGCTTGCTTCTGGTGACTTTGACGGTTACGAACCGTGCTAGCCCCGCAGGGATAAGGAAACTCTTCATACTCATGGGGAGTTCCTTAGCCCAATTTCCGAAAAGTAGGGAACTTGTTCCCGTAGCTGTCGCTACTGAAACCACACAACACCATCTTCCTGCTAGAATCTGCCTTGCAGAGCCTCGCCACATCAAAGGCGCGTTTTCCAACTGGAACCCACAATGACGTTCAGCGCAATCGCAGAGCGTTGTTAGTCATTGATTCTTATCGAATTTCCTACCCTTAAAAGTGCGTATTATGTATATTATGTTAAATGGCATGTAGGCGTACGCCAAATCTTCTCTAGATTGGTCTCCTATCCCTCTCAGATTTTAAAATACGGCGCTTTTTGATAGTGTCATTAAACATAACCGTTATTTACCATAAAATAGCTAATATGGATCTATCAATCTACGATTGCTCGCTCTGCTATTAGCTGTGTTTCTTTCAATAGCTGTTTTGTGTGTCGTGCTTTGCAGATGTTTATCTGGATTAAGTTCTGCAAGCTTGTCCAAACTGCAGATACAAAAAGAGCGTCATAGTCGACGCTCTTTAAAATCTTTTGCTCAGTTTGAATTAACCACCGGCTAATTTTACTGTCATGCCTTTCTTTTCAAGATGTGCTTTGATCTTGTCACGAGCATCACCTTGGATTTCGATGTTGCCATCTTTTACAGAGCCACCACAGCCGCAAACTTTCTTAAGTTCAGCTGCTAGTAATTTTAGTGGCGCGTCATCCAAATCCAAACCTGTCACGATGCAAACACCTTTGCCTTTACGGCCTTTGGTTTGTCGTTGAATACGAACAATGCCGTCGCCTTTAGGACGTTCGACTTTTTCTTCTTCTGGTTTGATGCGACCAGTCTCTGTTGAATATACGAGTGTCAT